CCTGACCACCTGACCACCTGACCACCTGACCACCTGACCACCTGACCACCTGACCACCTGACCGCCTGACTATTGACTGCGGGTTGTCATGTAACAAAATTATATAAAATTGCAGCAAATATCTAGTCCTATTTATCGTATTCTAACAAGTCCCATTTATAGTACTTTAACGATTTAGTACAATTTATCATGAAACAAAAATACATGTAATAATAGCATTTTGCACGTTGCAACGATTAAAAAACTTGCAATAAATAGTACTTGTATCACCTATATAGGCATGATATACTTGTATCATAGCAAAGGGGAAAAGCCACGCAGGAAAGCCCCCGGCCGTCATGCAAGTTTGGATTGCATGTAAAAAGAAACATCCAACAGCGCCGCCCACGCTATAAATAGATATGGGTCATGCAAGATAGATTGCATGTAAAAAGAAACATTTATTAGCGTTGCGCCCGCGCTATAAAAAGGTATGGGCAACAATTATAAATGAGAGGTATTTTATTATGACTAACTGGACTATCGAAAAAACCACTAACGGCAATGGAACTGAAACTATTATTATTATCCGCCCTATCAATGACAAGCCGAAAAGCGCTGCATGCGTTAGCCGCACCGTTAAGGCTGGCACCGTTGCCCGCGTAAAATACGCCCGTTTCAACGATGATTTTTCTGTTGAATCTGGCGAAATTGTAAAGCAGTTTGACGGTGTTCTTGACGCTGAAAAGGTTGAAAAAGCCTTGCACAACTCCGAACCTTGCACTAAGTGGCAAGTGCTGGACGTGCAGCCCAAGGACGAAAACACGCTAGGTATCCCGCGCGAAGTATTTAATGCCGTAGCAGTGCCCATTGATCGCCCACTTTCCCAGCAGTAAAGCATTAACGTTCCGGCGGGTTAATCGTGAAAGCCCGCTTCCACGCTGAAAAGCGAAAATAAATTAAAAGAGGGTATAAAAATGAAAATGCAACTTGTTACAATCAGGCCCCAAAAATCTGGCATTGATGCCGGCTTTAGAATCAAGCGTGAATTACTTGATGATTGTGGGCTTGTGGATATGGCTTTTTGTAGTGTTGCCGTTTGTGAAAATGGATTTGCCGCGTCTGGTTTTTCCAGTATCCATAAACTAAGTATTATACATGAGGTAAATAACGTTAACGAATCCATTGATGACTTTGTAAAGGCGGTGTTTTCGAAATGATGTACAATACACGTCAGGAGCTAGCAAACGCCGTTATAAAAGAGTACAACCGCGCCGTTAAAGGTCAGGTAGAACAACTTTATTATTGCAAAGCGTGGGTTTTTATGCCTGACAATTCCGATTTTTTGATTCTACAAAGCTATTCAACCATTGTAGCAGCTTTTCAGCGTACAACCGGCATTTTGTGGGTATTTGGCTTTTATAGTAATACAACCGCTCAGCACATTGCAAAATTTAAGAATTGGATACAGTACGAATTTCAAACCGGTTGGAATTACCCTAAAAAAGTCAATTTATATAATGATTCTAGAACCAGCAAACGCAGCGCCCAAAAGAATCTTGATGACGACTTTGCAAATGTTATAGCCACCGCATTAAATCAGCATTGACCTTAAATAAAAAATGCACCGCCTTAATGGCAGTGCATTTTTTATACAAATTTTTAGTTAGAACTATTTACTATTAAGTATAAATATCTAGCAATAGTTAAGCCTAACTGTTAACCTGTGAAATTCTTAACACACTTTAGTGATTTAGAGTTCTAAAGCGATTGACAAATTCTTAACACACTTTACCGCTGTAAAGCGCTAAAGCGTCCATCCGTTAAGAAAAAATAGTGAGCAGGGCATTAACTTTAGCACAAACCCTGCTGCGCCGACCACCGGGGGTGTTGCAAGAAGCCTAAAAATAAATTGGGGTTCAATTATTAAATTCACAAATCCCCCTCTCTATTATAAGTAGGTGAAAATAATGACAATTCATGATATTCTAATGAGTTGTGGTTCAGTTACAGCAGACACTTTAATTTATATTGGTGATATATATGGTGGTATTAAATGGGCAGGAAAATTCAAAAATATTACCAAAGAGAATGAATATCTTAAGTTTAGGGTATTTTTCCTTGCCATTGATTCATCTTTTTATCCTCAACGAATGATTCTAAAATTTATTATATAGTTTGGAGTTGATACAATGCGTTATAATGTTCCTATCCATCCCATTCCCATAGGCTCAATCATTAAATACAATGTAAGAGAATATGGTTATTTTTACGGAGATGGACAAGAGAAAAGAGCAATTACTATTGCTAAAATTGGTAAGGTTATAGATATTATAGAGCATGATAACAGAGTAGTTTATTATTCAGTAGCACCAAGTTCTAATTGCACATTTAATCAATTTTTTGTAGGTGATTGCTTAGATTCTGTTTGGCCAGAAAACGTGGAGGGTGTTTATTATGAAAATTAAAGATTTAGATACAGATACTCTAACATTGCTTAATAAACTATGCAATAACTGGTATACTAAAGCCTGTCCTTCATGGCTAACACACTTTATGGACAAGGATTGTCAATATTGCCAGCTTAGAGAGTTGTGTTATCTGCTTGATTGTTATAATACTGAGATTGAAGTAGAGCTTATAAAAAGAGCTCATAAATAGAGGTGAGTTTAATCATGATTCTTCATCTTGATAAATATGATGACCTATATTTAGACAAATTAAAAAATTTTATTAGTCACTGTATAACTGGAACTCCTTGTCCAAATATTAGATATTGTGATTCTGCATGTGGTTTGAATCAATTCTGTGAATTATTGCAGGTTGCATATATTGATGTATGTCAGGAGGAATCTAAGCGCAATGGCACAGAACCATAAAACATTTAAGCGCCAAGCTGAAGCAACTAGATTACTGGAAAAGATAGGCGCAACAAGGCGTAAATCTAGAAAAGCTGGCATCACTGTAACAGGTGAGCTTAAAGAAAGTCTTAGAGGTAGACAATCTCCAGAAATTGCTAATGCTCTTAAATTTACCGCTAATACTGCTCTTGATGAAGCTGAAAAACTTTACAGTAAGCTTATTGATACGTCTTATAGCATTGACGATAAAATATCACAAAAGCTTATGCAAGAGTATCTATCTAAATATTCAGAGCATATTAAATCATTAAATAAATCTGTCAAAGATAGTTACAGGTCGTTGAGAGTAGCTAATCGTCTTGAGGATATATTTAATTATAGTGATGCTGCGTATAAGATTCTTAGAAACCCAACTGCCTATTTTGATAAAAAGAAATGGGGAGCAATTTCTGGTATACTTAACAATCTTATGGGTACATATAGTAGGAATATTCCTCCAGAAGATTTGAAAAAATTATGCAAATTAGGTCAAAAGTTAGGACTGGATACGTTGGTAGATATAGACAGAGCTTATGCAGAATACGACAATTTGCTAAGAAATTCTGACCAGATTGGTAAGGTTCTGACTGACGCGAGTGATAAACTTAGGTCTATTACGCAGGCTAACGAAGAATTTATAGATAAGCATAAAAAAGTTTATAAAGAATTCACAGAGCTTGCATCTCAATATAATTTATGGTAATATTCACGAATGAAAGAAGGTGGTGCTATATGTGAGAAAACGTAATGAGCATAAGTATTCAACTATCATATATTGTTATGATATTGAAACATCGTCCTTAATATATGGTGAGGATGAACTTAAAGAGCATCTGCAAAGCACTTATCTTCATGGCCTAGCTTCATTTGCTTATCGTCCCATACCTCATGCACCATTTAGTGACTTTGAGAATGAAATGAATTATAATTTCTTTAGAACTTATGATTCCATTTCTTCTGAATTTGAGAGAATCAATGAGGATGCTAAGAATAATGATGTATATGTTAAAATCTTTGTGCATAACTTAAGCTATGAATTTGAAGCAATGATGCGTAACATAAATTTCTGTATTAAAAACTTTAATCCTAAACGTTTCATTGCAGTTGCTCCGCACCAACCATTAGTAGCAGCTTTTGACCATCTCGAATTTTATGACAGCTTCAAGATTCTTTCATGTAAAAGCCTTGAGCTTATCGGTACAGAGCTTGGAGTTCCTAAACTTAAAGAAGTCAAAGGTGGTTACGACCAGAAATATTATTGGTGGTCAGATTTACCTGATTCTGAATACATTTATAATGAACGTGACTGTAAGCTTGTTTTGTATGCACTATGTCGATATATGGCAAACTTCACCAAAGTTGATAATGTATCAGATATTGGTGTTTCTAACACATCAATGATTAAGCGTGAAACAAGGCTTAACAGAAATATTGCTACCGATAAAGAAGTTCACACTGCGCAATTCACAGCGGCAATAGAACTTAAGAACAACGAACCATTTATGAAGTTCTTTCAGGAGTGTCTTGCAGGTGGTTATACCCATGCTAATCCTTACGCAGTAGGTAAAATATTTAAGGATGTTTGGTGCTTTGATGCAAGTTCTATGCACCCGTCAGCAATGTATGGTAGGCGATTTCCTTACAAATGGAGAAAGGAGGTTAATCCTAATGAATGTTACCAAAATTTCCAGTCTGCAAACTATGAGTTCTTATCTGGCTGCGAAAGCGGCGCTAACTCAGGGTTCTTCGATTATCCCGACCAGCGGATTAAGCTATATGGATGTAAAGATGTTAAATTCTATTCAGTCCTCCAAGCAGCATACCGCGAATCAATTTTGTTTGAAAGGCCAATAAAATATAACTTTATGGCTAACGTTACCTTTTATAATATTAACGCTAAGGATTTTGGTAACTGTATTTACAGCTATATCAGTACATCTAAATGCACTAATGTTAAAAATGGTAACTTTGATAATGGTAAAGTAGTCAAAGCAGATGAACTTACATTTCATGGCTGTGATATTGACTTCATGTTAATTCAAATGCTTTATGATTATAGTAGTTCAGAATGTGATGAACTTTATTATGCAACAGCCCATAAGTTTATTAACAAGCCTTTACGCAATACAGTTAAATATTATGCACGCCAGAAAACAGGATTCAAGAAGCTTGAACATAAAGTTGCCGACCATGTAGAAACGCTAAACGATTTTACATTTGAGGGATTACAGCTTTATGATGATTCTGTGGCACAAGAAATTATGAATACCCATAACAAAGATTTAGTCCATTTCGCCTTAATGGCAAGCAAAGGTGGATTGAATGGTCAGTATGGATGTTCAGCCATGAAGCCATTACGACAGGAAGTTGGCGTGCAGGGGGATGGTGATAAACTTGAATGGATTCCAACTGGGGTTAAGTTTCTTAAGTCCAGAAATTCCCTAAATATTTTCACAGATGGTTTATATACAGTTGCTTACAGTAGATTGCACCTTATTTGTTTCATGCTTTATCTAGTATTAAGCCAAGGCATTGAACCTCTTTACCATGATACGGACAGCGGCTATTTTGTTGGTTATAACGAAGATGTTCAAAAGGCCGTTGATAGATTTAATGAAAATATTCTCAATAACAGTGAGAATAAAGATTGTTATAATTTTGGTATTATGGACTTCGATGGTCACTATGAAGATTTTGTAACATGGGGAAGTAAATGCTATTGTGCAACATACTTAGATGCAGATAAACACTTAAAAGTTAAGGCTACTGTAGCAGGTGCTAGCAAGAAACAGCTTTCTGAATTGTTTACACAAATAGTAAACGATGAAGATTTTGAGTACCTAGTACAAGAATATTTTCGTCCTAATATCAGTTATGATGAATCCATAAACAAGAAGCTTATCCGTAAAACTCCAGGAACGCATATTATAGGAGATTTTACGGATGATAATGGAGAAACAGACCACCTAGACGAATATTCTGTAACTGTGCTAGAACCTTGTGGGTACACCTTACGCTCAACAAATAGTCCTGTTAATAGAATGTATTATTCATTCTGTTATTCATTGCGTGGAGAATCTTATATAGATTATTTGCCTGAAGTTGTTAGCATAGACCATGACGAAAATGATAAAGAACTTTATGGAACTTATCATAAGGTACAATCTGACAAAGAATATGCTATGTTAATTGATGGCAATCCTGCAAGTATATTCCAGTGGGAATGGAGTGATAGGAGATGATTTAATTGAAAGAAAAAGATTCTTACAGAATTAGTAGAAGAGCTATATGTCCTTATTATATTTCTCATACAGCAAATTACATTCGTTGTGAGGGTATGAGAGTGTCACGCCAAGAATACAACCTTAAAACCGATTGTTGTGAACAGTATAAAAGCTGTCCTCAATATAAATTTCTTACTTACTATTACAACAAAAAGGAGAACTAACTATGAACTTTAAGAACGCATCTAAAAAAACCACCAATTCTTCTAAATCTGCTTCTTCTATCATCACTGATATTCGCATTTCTCCTATTCATAGCAAAAAGTCTAATTGCCGCGCTATGGTTTCTGTTACACTTGCAAACGTGTTCTGCATTTCTGGAATTAAGATTATGGATGGAAGTAAAGGGCTGTTCGTTGCAATGCCCAGCGCAAAAAATAGGCAAGATGAATGGCATGATATTTGCTATCCCATCACTAAAGAATTTCGTAAAGTTATGAGTGATTCTATCCTTAAGGCTTTTGGAGCGCTTGGTGAAGATGAAGAGGAAGATGAAGAGGAAGATGAAAGTGAGGTTTACTGACAAGCTCCCCAATGAATTGCCATTTTAATTAAATAGAAAAAAGGCCCCTAGGTGGATAACCACTTAGGGGCTGTTTTTTCTGTTAAGAAATATTAGGACGAAGAACCTTAATAGCAGTCATACCATTGTGGTTAGTCCAGCGTGGATAGTCCATCGGAGTACCATCTTCATTCCTAATGCGGTCGAGAATTACAGGAGAGTTACCATCCATAAATCCGGAAACCTGAACTGCGACAGCATAAGATGCAGGGCGTTTGAAATAAAGGATAATAGCATTTCCGTCATTAGTATAATAAAGCTTATCCGAGTTGTCAACTACATCCCAAGTGACATTTCTGCCTGCACCAGCAGTAGCACCATAAATGGATTTATTGAGTTGGCGATTATCAACTGCGCTGATAGCAAATAAGTCGCCAGATTTAGGATTATTGCTAAGATAAACAGTAAAGTCAATGTTGTTTCTATCCATTACACGGATAGAACCTTGAGAAGTAACTGAATTATTAGGAACAGGAATATAAGCAAATGCCTTGTACTGTTCAGGGTCACCAGTTACGGATTGACCAACAACGGTATACTGTGTCTGATTAGTAATAGCAAGGTCAATGCAGCGATGTTCACCAGCTGTGCAGATATATTGATGACGATTTACGGCATCATTGCCAAAGATATATTCGCGCTTAGTATAAATGTAAACATCGTCAAGCTTGCATACAGCATTAGTAACAGGATAAGTACCGATTGACTGAACAGTAGTGCTAACCTTAGCAGAACGATTGATAATGCCGCCATTCACAATAAACTGAGGATTAGGACTGGTACCAATCAGAGCGATAGCTGCATAACCAGTTTCAGTAGTAGCAGTTCCATCATTACAGGTATAAATCAAATTGTTAATATAAGCTGCTGCTTTACCTGGGCCATCGAATACAAAACCATATCTGCAAGTATCTGCATAGAAATTAGTAACATGAATATCATTGTTGCTAACTTTGCAAGCGATGGAGTTATTCCACCAAGTATTAGCATCAGTACCACCTGTACCACCAGAGGGAATACCAGTATAGCTAGTCCAGTTGCATCCATACACATCAGTACGGCAGTCAAAACCAACCTGACATACCATATTAACAAGGTTATTACATTCGCAATCAGGAGCTTTATTTCCCCAGAAGAACGCAACAGAACCAGTCCAGCGTTCCACAGGAGTATTATCGCTGAATCCCCATACCATTACATTATCCATGTAGCAGTAACGATTCAGAGTGCTATTGCTAGGCTGTAAGTAAACACCATAGGACTTAACCTTATTGATACTTACATTGTAAATGCTGTTATCAGTATATTTATTGGTAGTAAATACAATGCCACCAATCATACCGTTACAAGTAATGTCCAAATTAGCAATAACAATATTACCAGTTACATCATCACCTGATACAGTAATAACACCCTGACTACCAAATGCAGTTGGATTAGCAGTATACTGTAAGATAGTATCGCTAGTACCACGCGCAGGGTCACGAGAAGAACCAGCACCATACAGGCTATGCTTAAGCTGCAATGGAGCGCTAACTTTATAAGTACCAGCAGGAATAAACAGAGGTTCATCTTTAGTGTGAGTGTTAATGGTAGCGGTAATATCGTCAGTGCCATCCATTTTGAGGTCTTGATATGCGCGAATATCAACGGGAGAGCTAGGGATAGTAGTAAAGTCAGCATCAGGACGAATTAGAGCGACTTTGTGGTCATTACCATAGGAATCCGTAAGTGGCCACCAATCAAAATTATCGTTGTAATGTTGGACTATCAGGCTAGTTTTGACAGGGCCGTCCAAAAACGTACCAGCCTGACTGCCAATACTAACGGGTGTGTTGGGGTCATTAGGCACCTTCAGCGCTTTATAAAAGCCCTTTGTAGATTTTACACTAAAACTATCTGCTACAATGTCGTAATCGCCGCTGACCGTCTGATTCATATTCCCACTGACTGTCTGGTCAAGATTTCCATCAGTATCTTTGTCAATCTTCTTAGACGTTTCAGTGCGTCCTTCAGTGTCTTTAATATTATAACTGTTATTGTCAATTTTAAATTTGTCTACATAGGCCATGATGCAACCTCCTATTAAGCAACGTCATGAGTTCCAGTCTTAATACTAATAGTTTCGGTATCTGCTACATAACCAACTTCGACACGAGAGAGCTTTTCAAGCTCTTTTACTTTATTCAGAGCATTAGTAGCGTTAGTATTAGCACTACTTGCAGTAGTACGAGCACTAGCATCTTTTACCTCAATGGTTTGACCACCAATATCAAACTTCGAAACGTATTGCTCAGCCATAGTTGTACCTCCTTATTTACCAACAATTTTAATAGTTTCCACAGGAGCATCATAGATATGAATATCTCCACCAGTAACGATAGTACCATAACTGTTATCGTCAATTTTAAATTTGTCTACATAAGCCATGATGAAACCCCCTATTAAGTAACGTCATGAGTTCCAGTTTTAATACTAATAGTTTCGGTATCTGCTACATAACCAACTTCGACACGAGAGAGCTTTTCAAGCTCTTTTACTTTATTCAGAGCATTAGTAGCGTTAGTATTAGCACTACTTGCAGTAGTACGAGCACTAGCATCTTTTACCTCAATGGTTTGACCACCAATATCAAACTTCGAAACGTATTGCTCAGCCATAGTTGTACCTCCTTATTTACCAACAATTTTAATAGTTTCCACAGGAGCATCATAGATATGAATATCTCCACCAGTAACGATAGTACCATTATTAGGATTAAAGAAACCAAAAGAGATAGATGTATCATCGGGATTATACTTGGCAACTTTTAACGACAGGATATAGTGCAAACGTTCAGCAATAGTGGTCTTAGCACAGTTAGTGCCCTCAATGTACCGAGTACCTACATCCATAGGCTTAAGAATTATATATAAATCATTATTAAGCCAAACAAGGTCGTTAATATTGCGGTTAGCACTTGCAGTAGTTTTTAATTTTTCATCAACAGGAGTGATAGCAAGTTTAACACTTCCCCATAATTCAGAAAAATTGCCAATCTTAGTCCAATAATCTTCATTGTCAATATCAATGCCAATAGGTACAGGCTGTGTACTCAAATATCCATCACCATTGACAGTAACAACAACTGTGTTACGAGGATACTGTTTTGTAATATCCCACTGAATAGGGTCTGCATAACTAATGGAACTGGTTTCAATGTACTGCTGCATTACCTCGATAACCTTAGATACCATCTCATAGTAACTAATGCTATCATCATAGGCAACAGGAATTACAGAACGGAAAAGTTTGTCCAAAGGATTGTACTTCAAACCTAATCACCTCTTTACCATAAACGCATAAACAGAACTTCCATATCTCTATATAAACAATTATAGATATTTGTATTCTCTTTCATATAATCGTTCATAATAGATACGAGAGAGCGACCACGATAACCTTTTTCTACATGGTCAAGAACCCGGTGCTCATTGCCATCACGATTTTCTTTTGTATTGTTCTTATCATCCTGAGTAGTATTGCTATTACTGCTGGAATTTGCATTAGAGTTAAAATCATTGGTAGAACTTGCCTTACTATGGTCAGCATCTGACATATACTTACCAGCAAGAAAATTATCAAGACTACCCTGTGGAGTATCAGTATGAGTATTGGTATTCTCTCCATTGCTGTTAGAATTGGAACTATAATTAGAATTGTTTGTACCGTCAATATTGACCTTACTGTTCTTGGTTCTATCCTCTGTATTCACATCATGATGTTCAGTATTTTCATCACTGGTAATGGAGAAATCATCAGTTAAGAACATTTCATACTGCTTATCAAGTGCTTCAAAGAGGGGATTGTAATAAGGCATATGGCTGTTCATCCAATCATCTAGACGCAGCTGCCAAAGGCCAAAGGTTTCAGAACCAATTTCATTTGTATAGAAATGCTTAAGAATATTGGTTTCAAGCTCTTTTCGTTTATTCTCATTCCAGATAGGATAACTAAAATTGAAGATTTTAGGACGCGCACGCTCAATAATTTCTGAATAAGAAACATTGGTGTAAGGTTCAACAATACCTGCTTTTGATTCACAGATAAAGCGCACTTGAGTTGTATATTTACTCATTGCTCTCACCATCCTCAATATTGGTATCACTTAAATTCTCTTCATCCTCGCGCCCTTCCATAATCTTAGTCAATTCAAGCTGGGAACGCATAGATACAGAGATATTAGTATTAAAGAGCCTGTTATAATCCTTGCAGAATTTTTGACGAGAGTACAATGGAGAAAGACGGTCTGCTTCTACCTGACCTAAGGTCATCTGAACTTCAGTAGTAAACTGCCGCTCTGCTTTCATATTGTAGTTACTCTCAATACCTAAATAGGTAAGAGCTTCCGCAAGGGTTTCTTTTTTCTGCTGCTCTAGCTGTAGGCCAATGTACTGAACGCCTAAATCAAGAACACCCATCATGTTCTTAATATCATCAGTAGAGGGATTGCCTTTAAGATACAGCCAAGGGTCATATTTATCTTGCTGATACACCATATTCTGTACAGAAAGTTTTGTATTCTCATTTGCATAAGCAATTCGAGGGTTTTTCTGCGCAGCAAGATTTAAGTCAATCGTTCTATCAATATTGGTAAGACGTTGTGCAAACTGCTTGATAATAATAACATCAGGAGAGCGGCGCATATTACACCAGAGATAAGCACAGTTTTGTTTATTAAGGCCAGTTTTTTGATAGTTAGAATTGTAGCCATAAGCACGAACGTATTTAGGGTCACCAATAATATCAAAGTTATCACTAGGCATAGCAGGAAGAATCAAGTTGCCCATAACAGGGTCATGATAACCAGCCATTAAAGGTTGCCAGAACAAGAACTGTTCAATAAATCGTTCATCCAAAAAAGGAGAATCTTCAAGCCCTTCCCATTTGAATCTTGCAAGCGCTACATCATACAGACGATTAAACCAGTTAGCATAAGTTGCCATAGTTAAATCATAGGAATCAATCCAAGGTGGCTGTGGTTTTTGTGAACGTTTACTCATTTACTCACCTACTTCTGGAATACGTTTATAGATAGAATTGTCTGCTTCATAATTTCCGACAAGTCCGGGATTATGCCAGAATGTAACACCACGATTAAAGATATCGTTAATCATTGTAGAAACATCCGCAGGAACATCACCTAAACAACAACAGTTTTGCGTTTTAACATAATTCCAGTTTCTTCGCGAATCAATATTAGGAACCTGAACTTGATGAATAGGATAACCAAACATAGTCCAGTAATCATCAATAACTTTTGCAAATTCTTTAGTAACATGATGATAGCTAGCCATAGCATACGGAGCACTTGCATCCCTTGTCGGTAAAATACCAGAATCAGTAAAACGGAAATAAGGACTTACAGAACCGTGGCTCTGTGGTGGTAATCTGTCCATATCATCACGTTTTGCAAGCGTGCCAGCAATGTTAAGCATTTGATTGGCTAAGCCCTCAATAGCTCCATAAGTATTCTCAGGGAAAAGAGCAGGATGTTTACCAGTCATGACCTGAACATCTTTTGCTGGAGCTGTCAGCAGGTTAATACCAGCAAACATTGTGCCTGCTACTAAACCAGCATTTTCTACAGCCATAGAACTAGAATTCTGTGCTACATATACTTTATAAATGTCAGTATTATATGCACAAGTAGGCCAGTTGCTAATTGCAAATACATCTTCCTGATTATAACCAGTAGAGCCTTTATAATCCTCTGCTGCAAACATTGCTGTAGTCTGTCCAGCATTTGACATTATATTGTATCCGATATGCAGACTTTTCTTTCTATCTCCAAGTTCAAATCGAAAAACGTGATTATCGCCTTGTGTAGAATAATAACGAAGATAGAAATATGGATAGGTAAAAAGCTTATTATTCTTAGGTACATAACCAGCTACATTATTAGGAACTACAAAAGTCTTATCATACTTACCAGTATCAAAGGTAAGGGGAACCATATAAATTCCCAAGATGCCATCAGGTGCTTGCCCTGCTTCTACAGCCTTAGCAATAAAGTCATTAGCAGATTCCGCTGTGGTAAAAAAGTTTTCTTTACAACCTGAATAAATTCCAAATCGTAAAGAACCAGATGCAGGGGGAGAATCTTTTTCAGGCTTATCAAAAGTGGTAACAATACAGATACGCTTATCAAAATCAATATATTGCTGAATATCGTCAACGAATGGGCCTGTATCTAGTTCATCATTGATAATGTTATCACCAATTTCATCGGTATTCGTATGAGAACGCTCAATAAAACAAGGCTGTAATGTTACCTGATTAAACCAAGTTTGCATTACATCAACCGTGAAATAAATTCTGCTGGTTTCGTTAGCAACATATTCTACCCTGTCAATAAAGGCATAATACCATTTGTTAGAAAAGTCAGCATTCTGAAATACGATATAATTACATGGTTCAATCGTTTCAGCATTAACACCAACAGACAGGTAATGCTCTAAACGCTGATAGGTGTAATTGGTAAGATGAAGAACAGATTTGGAAGTAAAATAAGCAAAACGGGAAGAATCAGACTGAAACCTAAGCACATGATTATAGGTTTTATCTGTAGGGATACCCTTACAGATATAAAGTTGCATATTTGGCAATGTTGTTGCTCCTTTCAAAATCTGTAGGGTGGTTTACACATCATCCAAATAGGAAGTTTGCGTTTAACTGTAGGAGTAGGGCCGGGGCCGGGTGGTGTTGGTGGATTTGTAGCATCCCATTCAACATCCCATGTACCTACTTCATTAGGAATACCAAGAATAGCAGAAGGGTCAGTTCTATATGCTGTACCATAACCACCTATCCAATATTCCCAGTGCGTATGAATACCGCTGGCATTACCTGTTTGTCCTTGCTCTCCAATATATTGACCACGAGTAATTGTTTCACCAACACTATGAATCTGACTAACAAAATGAGCTGCAAGCCAATAGCTATTATCGCTCATTTTAACTACAATGTAGTTGCCCCAAGAATCGTTACCAGTCGTACCGCCTTGCCAAGTATGGGCTGTTTCAACCGTACCTGCCATTGGTGCATAAGATTGATGATTTGTGTGTACTGTGTCAATACCGCCATGAACTGAACCATCAGAATAATGTGGATAACCTGCTGAAACTCTAATTGTGCTTTGGTCAGTGATACATTGTTTGTAAACTGCCATATAAGCAACGCGTGATATCGTATGCGCGCCCCACGTCTTAGGAGGAAAAGCCTATTAGCTTAAGAAAGTGTCAATTATCAAGCCTTAGTAGTAAACTGCACAGCGTTTGCAAACGGAGATGCAGAATAAATACGCCAGATGTGATGGAAGTAATTCCAATCCAGAGTAGAACCGAGGTCAGTTTCACGCATGGTGTTCAGCTTAGTATAAATCTGGAAGAAGTCACGGTCAACCATAAGTGCCTGAATAGCGACCATATCTTTATCGTCAGGGGTAACGTGAGTATAGGTCTTATCGCCACCAGTTGCAATGGTAACAGCACTAGAGCCAGAGGGGTCATTACCAGTAAGCAGGTGCTCCAGACGTTCCACTTCATACTCATTAAGAGCAAAACTATCAACTTCCAGACGATGCCCCATAAAGTCTGCTTTATCCATGTTAAATGCGCTTGCCAGAACATCAACGTCAATAGAAGCAGAAATATCAACAGGAACAATGGTATACAGACGCTCCGCAGGAGTATTCATAGGAATACCAGCAGCGTTATATTCCTTAGAAATGAACTTCATCTTGCCATAAATCTGGCGGAACTTCTTAACCAGGGTCTTACCGGAAGCTTCATCAGTAACAGCATCAACAGTTACTTTCTTGAGCTTATTGTTCTTTACCAGCTGATACAGCAGGTACTTCTTCATGATGAAAGCATCCAGTTCAGCAGGCTTATAAATCTGGTCGATGATATTCTGAACAAAGGCAGACAGGTTAGCTTCACTCATGAAAGCAGTTTCCAGAGCTTCACGGTTGACAGTTACCTTATACTTAATGCGAGAGTTCACGGCATGGTAAGCAGTGTAAACCTCAGCAGGGTCGCTACCAAATTCAGCTTTCATAACTTCATCATTGGTAGCCCGGTCAGCAGAGAAGTAGGGGGTTGCTTTCTGCATCATTACATAAATTTCCTGAACGGTAGCGCCAGTACCCAGAACACCCTTATCAAAAACCTGCCAAGGATCTTCAAAAGAAATGTAACGCATAACGGTCAGGCCAATACGGTCAACCAGAGCATTACAGAAATAGTTCAGCCGAGGTTCATAAGAATTGATAAACGTCCATGCAGATTTAATAGATTCAGTAGTGTTTTCAATCTGAGGAGCGCCACCAAAAGTAGCATCACTACCAAATACAGCCTGAATAATACCAACAGCAGCACTTGCCATAATAAATTACCTTCTTTCTTTAATAGTTACACTCAATGTCAAGTGTACCATCAATAATAAGTTTGCCTTTAGAGGCAGCGGTTAGAGTTACAACACCAGCGGAAGTGACAGTAGCACTAGAAATGGCGCCATCTGCAAGAACTACACGAAGACAAGGAATAGAATTGGTAACTACAAATTTACCATAGCCAGTTTTCATAACACGAGCCATTACTTCACTGGGAATTGTAAATGCGGTAGTATCGGAAGTTTCGCCCTTATCAAGAGCGGTATGGATAACCAAAACATTGGAGAGGGTACTCATTCTCTGGTTGTGGAAGGAATAGGCCATAATAGTTCACCTCAATTATATGTTATTTAACAAAGTAAATCCTGTAAAATATCTATTATTGTCACCAGAAATATTTGGCCCTTTATAAATTAAAGCCATATTTTTGAACACAAGAGGATAAGCAGAGGAATTGGCATAATCAATAACATCATATGACATAAATGCAATGCACTCTCTTGAAACCACTCTTCTAAAAATCTCTGGTGGAACTTCAATAAGTTTTTTATTGCTAGTTAGAGCACCAATAGATAATACATGAAAAAACAAAACATTGCCAATAATGGTAAAATTTTCATCATTATAGCTAAATGGTCTACTCAAAATCAATCACCTACTGTCTACCAAACATCTGCTTAACAAAAGCCTGTGCGGCTTCATCAACGGTAATTGTATTGCCATTAGGTTTCTGATAATCGTCATTAGGCTTATTGTCATCATTCAGAAATGCTTTAACATAATCTTTGCGCAAATTGTCATAAGCTTCATGCCAGTTAGCTGAACCATCTGGGCAACCACTAGTAAATTGTTCTGCTTCATTGCGACATTCATCAAATTCATCAAGAACGCCAGCAATCAGAGTTCCCTGTTCATCAGGTTTAGCATCGACAAAGCCACCAAGCATTGCAGAAATTTCGTCACGCGTTTTCATTATTTATTACTCCGTTCATAAGTAAGTTTAAGATTCTCACAAAGGGCAATAATAGCTTGCATATCAACACCAGTTGCATGAATCTTAATAAAATCACCTTTAGTAGATTCTCTAGGAACAGAAGCATAACTACCAAGGTGTTTCATGACATTAGAGGTTGCACAAATAAAATTACTGTCAAGCCAGTTCAAAGGATTAACACGACAATCATGATAAATTACTTCAAAATGAAGGTGTGCGCCATAGCAATTACCAGTTGCACCAGAATACCCAATAAGCTGACCCTCATAAACGTGTTGACCGTTTTTGACGAAACACTCTTTAAGGTGTGCATAGCGCGTTTCAAGCTTAGAACCATTATAATTGTTATGCCTAATTCTAACCATGTTGCCATAAGACTGCATCCCAGTTTTAGTTCTACCATCCCAGCTCTGTACCTGATTTACAACACCATCCTCGGCTGCATAAACGGGTGTACATGGAGCAGCACGCAGGTCAATAGCATGATGTGCAGAACCATTATTATAAGTCCAACCAGCTGTGATAATATGCTTCTCTAAAGGCCAGCAAAAAAGAACATCACCGTTTGATTTCCTCATTTTCTTCATCTCCTTTAAGTTTTTCTAGATAAGGCTTAAACAGAGCAGAAAGTTCAGGATTTACAGCACACATATTCTCCATAATGCTGATAAGTTCCATGATGCAAATATAAGTGACCACAGCGCCTACAAGTGGAATTTGAATTCCAAGGTCAACATATTGCATAGCGTATTCAATACCATAAGAGCCTACAACAGCAAGAATCTCCATGCACTTGTGATAACCACCCTCACGCATGATAGATGAATTGTAAGAACCATCGTGCTTTGCTTTAATCAGCCCTGTAAGAATGTCAAATGCGATAAACCCAAGAACAATAACAAAGGGCATAAACTCAACTCCTAACATTATACGCCTACAATCTTCAAAATGTCCATCAGGTATCGCCTAATTATTTCATCTTCACAATACAAACCCCCCAACCGATATTGTTTGATTATATATAATAACCAGTTAGGGCGTGGGGTGCGTGCAATCAAAATGGTGTTATAATCATGGTCATCATTTGTCAACGCATAAATCACACCACTACCCGGACTGTATTTTCTGGAAAGATAACATTTACCAGTAGAGAAGTCTACCCATAAACCTAAATAATCATCATGAATCTTAAAACCAAACTGATATTTAGCTTCAGGTGTTTTCTTAGCAATACCGACTACACTATCAAGATAGAATTCATTATGAACAGCATATTTACCAAACTTGCTGCCTTTCATCAAACGACCAAAGTCAGTTTTCTCTTTTGCTTCAATGTATTCTTCATTGTTAGCAATTTGGATTAAGACTAAGCCCTCTCTAGTTGTGGCAATTTGCTTTTTGTTAATCGGCTTTTTAATATCAAACTCTGTGAAATAGGGATTAGCCCATGTAACAGCGTTACCAAAGAAGAATACAACAACTCTGCGCATACGAGCAATAGTTTCATATAGTTCGCAGAAAAACGTTACTTCATCTTTAAGATAACCATGATGGCTTTCATCCATAGAGATAAATTCATCAAAACAGATTTTGTTGACAAGTGGGAGTTCTTCAGATTTAGCAGATGAAATATATCTGGTTTGACCAGCAAGTTTACCATCTATATAATAGGCGCCTTCAGGAGTTCCCTTTAACTCATGGTCAGGAAATTCATGAGCGACTGCCGCCCAGAAATTCTCCTTGGCTTTCTTATTCATCTCAGTTTTGTAGCGGCGAATATAAATAAATTGGTTCCCATTTTTGATAAAATCTTCAGCAGCCCATTTCTTAAAGCCATAAGTTTTACCGCAACCACGAGAACCAACTACAAAATTAAAGAGCGCATTATAAGATAATGTGTTCTTTAAGTCCCACCACATTGACATTATAATACACTCCTTTCATATTTAATATTAAGCCGAGGACACGACCATTATGCTTAGAGTTAGCGTTCCAATTAACTTGGATTGCGAACATCTTGTGCTGTCCTTTTGGATGGCGGAGTAGGAGAAATGACAAACCTATGTAACCATCAAGCTAACAGGCGTGTTAGCGCGGCTTTTGGTGGTAGAAATGGGCACAACCCCATTAACGTCCAATGACCAGTTTTCCGTTACTCTTAAAGAGTTCTACCATGTTAAGGGTGGCGAAAGGAAATGAGCTAGCAGTCACGCAAACCTATCCGTAACGCTTCACGCGCCTGACCACGGCTTAGGAGCATCATTCGTGCCTTTCGCTCCCTATGATTATATTATACTTTACAATCCGTATAAAGTCAATAATACAGATTGTACTTTTTGTAAAATTAGGAATGATTATTACATAGTGTATAATGTTAATTATGGGATGGGTGAGAGGTACGATAAATGGGACTGCTAAATGGTGAAGGTGAGTGGCTGGTTAAGGTACGATAAATGGGACTACAAGGCAATGACAAAGTAAAAGTATGACTTATGTCTTTGACACTACTTT